CCAACACCGTATCGCCCTCATTCGACCAGCTTATTATATGGTCAGCAGCAAGAGAAATAGGGAAAGGCGCCGGGTGTGCGTCGTCGCCTTTTTGTCTTTTTGGGTAAATATCCCAAATATTAAATCTTTGGCCAAATTCATTAATTATCATTTCTTTAGACATAGGCTTAGTACTTCCGTCTTTTTGTCTAATCGTTCCGCTTGCCTTTTTTCCAGCATTTTTGTTTGGCCTGTCTTTAATCTGGTTGAATGTTCCGTTGCTTCCTTTTCTGAAAACAAACATAAATTCAAAAACAGGCGCATATTGCGATTTCAAAGCCCCTACCGCGCTGAATCCGCCTTTATTCCAAATCATAGTAT